CTAGTCTCTGTTAGACAGCAAATCTCTAATCTCTGTGAGCAGCTCAACCTCCGGAGTTGGTACTGCAGGCTCTTCCTCTGCAGGCTCCTCCGGCTTCTTCCTCTGCGCCTTGCTGATAGCCTTGATCAGAAGGAATACTGTCAGCGCGATGAGCAGGAAGTTGATGATTGCCTGAATGAACACTCCGTAGTTGATGGAGGCTGTTCCAACTGCAACCTTGAGGCTGGAGAAGTCGATACCTCCGATGATTACGCCCACGATTGGCATGATGATGTCATTTACAAGCGAAGTAACGATTGCTGTAAAGGCAGCTCCTATGATGATGCCGACTGCCATGTCGAGGACATTACCACGAGAAATAAATTCTTTGAACTCTGCTATTAATCCCTTAGTCTCTTTCATTAAATCCGGTGCTCCTTTCAATATTGCACTTTCTTGATACGTTGAAAATTTAATATGCTGTGCACAGTTCGCACGATAATACTACAACAATGCGATATGTGTAAGTTCCATGCTTACAAACATCTTTGCTACCCTCTACTGCGCAACGCATTATCAAGTATTTATAAACTACACCAGGCATGGGGGAAAGGTCAAGGGCTCGCAGCGATTTAATTGTAAAAAATTCAATAGCGCTCCGCACTCGTATAGGGTCGTTTGTCCCTTGTGTTTAGCACGATTCGATGATATTATAATTAGGCTCGTATTTGGCACCGATGATTGTAGTTAATCAGAGATTTATCCGAGGATTACGTTAACAGGAGGTGTCATCCACGAGCGCCCAACCCATGTCTCGATAGCTCAGGGGACAGAGCACCGCTCTCCTAAAGCGGGTGTCGGAGGTTCGAATCCTCTTCGGGACACCAGTTCAAAACACTGCAATTCTAACGAGTTGCGGTGTTTTTCTTTTTTGCTGACGCATTGTCTATTGTCGATATTTGCCTATTTTTATCGTTATTGGTGTGTTACAAAGCGTGTTATAAATTGCGTACAATTTTATTTATTTTCCCACTATTATCGTAAATTCAAGCACTTAAAAAAGGCAGTACCCGTCAAGATACTGCCTAAAAATTAGAACCAGCTCCATCCCGTTGCACCTAGCTCGATGGCAACCTGGGCGTTGAGCATAATAAATATAATCCCGTCTATTAAAGTATTCATATTACACCACCGAATTCAGATATCGCTGAAATGCGGAGCATGTAGCATTCCCGGCATAACCATCAACAGTCAAATTGTATCCTTTGCTGTTGAGGTACTTCTGTAGAGCGCAGACGGTATCATGTCCGATATATCCATCAGCGGTAACGCCTAATATCCTCTGCAACAATCTGACAGTATATGAGCCTCCCGAGCCCCACTGTACACCATATTTCATGTTCATGATGTATCTAGCGCAGCTCCTGAGTTGGCCACTCAGTATACCGTCTCTATACTGTCCACCAAGCCACTTTTGCATTTTAAGCACCGACTGATATCCAAACAGCCCATCCACAACCAGCTTGCCATCGCTCGTGATATAGCTCTGTGACGGTGCTACATATCCACCTGCACCCAGTCTCTTATTAACCTCATTTGCTATGTATGAGAACTTAGATGCCAAGTAAGGCCCCGGGCACGCAGTCGCCATGTAGTATCTGTGCATCTGCAGATTGCCATTGAGGTTTCCGGTAAATACTAGCTTGGTTATTCCGTTCCTTCTGCAAATATCCACACACAGATTTATACAAGCCTCAATCGCTCTATCTGATACATGCCAATTGGTAGATGCTCCACCATCGTTTGCCAGCTCCATTGTAACCGCCTTTGCATCTCCCCATTTGTTGGCTACAGACCAAGCTCTATATGCCTCGTCTACATACTGGCCAATTCTTCCATCGGAACCAATGCCATAGTGAGTGCTTGCTTGCCTTGTCCGGAATACTTGGCCGCACTGTTCAATGCTCAAATTCCCTGCCATATGATGGATTATGATAGTAGTTATTTTGCTTCCCATTCTACTGCTTGAATGGGAAGTGATTATACGTTTATTTACCAGACTGCTGTTGCTCATCATTGACCTCCTTATTAAAATCATCCCAACCTCTACCCATATTGTCTATTTCTTCCGGATCATGCTTGCCATAGCTCATTGCTAGGTCACTATCTTTCGTGCCCGGAGTTGTCGGATCGACGACAATCCCCAGCAATGTAAGTATGCCAACAAGCATTGTTACAAGTTCCATCAGTTGCTCCTGTGCTATATGTGGCACTATGCCAAGCACTTTAAGACTCTGATAGATTAATGCTGCTACTGCTGCTACGAATGTAAGCAGCCATGTCCTATTTCTAAATCTCTGTTTCCAATTAATTTTCATTTCTTTATTTCTCCTTCCTGTTTTCAAGTGAACCGATTCGTTTTTCATGATCATTAAGCCTTCTATTATGGTCGTTGTGTGTGGCCCACATTCGTGAGTGAGACTCGCGATCATGTATTTCTTGTTCTTTGACAGCAGCCTCAACGTTACGTACATCTTCGTTCATACTTTCGAGCCGCGCATCCAATGCAGCAATAGTCCGATTGAGCTCACTAACAGGCTTGCTGACGTAATTATTGAGAGCCGTAATTAGAGCAATTAATATTCCTAGCCCAATTACTAGATTCCCCAGCATTTCCGGATCTTTCATAAAGCATCCTCCTTTCTTCAAGAAATTAAAAAGCCGGGCTTTACCCGACCGACTAAATTATTTGTATATTTCTATTTACGCCTCATAAACAAACATATCGCCTTGTGACAACCAATGTTGACGACGCATCTCGTAGGTGTGCCCAGCTAATACGGGACACATAACAGTACCATAATGATCTTGTTTCTCGATGGTAAGCATGCCGACATATATATTATCCGTCTTATCGTTAATAAATAAGTATGCAGTATCATATCTTGCTCTTCCACCGCATACAAGCGTGCCATCTCGAGGCGCTGTCCAAGAGCTCCCCAAGTCAATGCGTTCCTGCTTCAATTTGGTTTTAGCTCCATGTATTTTGCCTATCATTTTATTCATTCTCCTTAATAATACAAAATGTTTATTTCAAACACCTGTTCCTGAAGTCCTGCCAACCTTCCATTGACAGCTACCTCCAATTTATCGCTATTGTTATCCCAGGAATATCCATAGAAAATGGCGGTCCATACATCATCTGCACCCGCTTTATGTATCGGATGAACCTGTGCCAGTAAGACTCTTGCGTCTTGTGGGATACTGAGATCTGATTTGGTAATTGTACGCATTGCCACACCACCATTTGTAGCAATTTTTACGATTTTTGTAGCAACTTTTAATTGCAAAGCTTTACCCCCCCCATGTACTCTACCTATTGCCATTACTGCGTTACCTCCTTTTTTATTACTATTAAAATTAAACATCCGATTGTCTTGTCAATCTGATTGCCGGAATTTTTACTGTGCCAAATTCATTTGTTGACACATATACTCGTACCCTGCCCGATCTTGTTTCACATATTTCATAAAACAAATTGGTCGATTCAGAATCAAGATATATATCCGGCACATGTTCTTCTGTGCACATGCTGATAGGGATATCAATTCTGTAAGGATACTTTTCATAAGTATCGTCAGATATTGCAGATGTACCGTGTATTCGAATATCGGTTTTAATGATAATCATTCTAGCCATGGTATTACGTATATTTCCTGCTGTAGTTTCATCGATAGCAGAACTGAGTAACTTCTTTATCTCATCAATTGCTAAATCCATGACTTTAGTTGTTGTAGTTCCACACAACCTATAGTCAAGCCGGGTATCTGTAATTCTTTGTGCAGAGATAGCACTCGTTCCTCTTGCTATAAAGATTTCTGCTACGCATAACTCATACGTGCTGCTGTTCCTTGTCAGCTCCGGAGGCGATGGACTTGCAGATGGTGTTCCCTTAAGGATGTACCAGTCGGTTGCTCTCACATTTAACGCGTCATTGTGGCGCACAACGACTCTGTCTATCCTGTCCAAGCTCTCGTCTGCAGCTTGCACTACCAATGTTCTACCTTCCGTCGCCAAGCCTCCGGAATGCGGATCGTCATCATAACAAAAGATTCCTCTTATTCTGCCCATGCCAGGGCTTACTACAATTGACATTCCGACCCCCGGAGTCGTTTCCCATCCACCATCCGGATATACTCCATCAGTCCAATTAGCGAGTGCCTCTATTCTGTGGTCACTCGTTCCGGTTAATCGATCCCAAGGCGGATTTGCCGATTGATCATAAATTGATTGATATGGGAATGCTCTCATATATAATCACCTCTTCATCTTTTAATTCTCTTGTGCCCCAGCGTTATAGCATAGGTCTGTGTATTCTTTTCCCAGACCTCGTGTACCTCTATAATCTGAGCCTCATATGTTATTCCTACTTCAGGGATTTCTACCAGGACAATGTCTCCAAGGTCATAATCTATCAGATAGCGACAGCCTGCTATCTGCAGCGGTGTAACTTCTATATCCCTAACCACGTAGTGATTGAGGAGTTCAAGCTGACACATCTGCACAATTTGAGCTTTAATCTTCGCTTTATTAGATGTTGTAATCTCGAGTCCTTCCGGCATGGAGAAATCCATTGACATTTCCTTCTGCCTGAATCGATCTTCTACCTGTAGCGTACTGGTAAACGAATCCGTTTCATAATACTTCCCACCTATCAAGGTAGTTCCGCTATAGCCTCCCTTGACAATATCATCCGGGATTTCCACGTATCCGGTACATTTATGCTTATAAACCGACATGTCCTGTGAATAGATTATTTCTTTTGCGTTGCCAATACCCTTAGAAAACCTTATCCCTGTTGCACGTGGACTTACAAATTTAATTTCCCAACCATCATTCCACTGCACCTGAAATGTTTCTTGATCCAGTGCCAGGATCCGATACATTTCTCCACCAACATCTAAGCATCTTGTCACAACCTCATCTCTGGGCTTCATAGTCTCACTATCAAAGGCTTCTTTGATGCCTTTCTTTATAAGATATTCCATGAATTGATCATTCATACGTTTTGTAGCAACGATCGTTTTACCGTGCTCTGTTGTCGCATCATTGGTTATATCCTCTGCAAACTTGCCCTCTGTTGTGACATATCTGCCATTCGGATTAGCTTTATATGCAGGTTTGTATACAATGCCTATTTCTTTCCGACCTTCCGCCATTATGTATGCGGCTTCGATATAATGTTTAGATTGTTGGTATAGAGTAAAGCCCCCAGGCTCATTACATTTTCTATCCCATAGAAGCTGTATATACTTCAGTTCTCCTATGCGGTTCATATGTTCGTCAAATGCAAATACCTTCATAATTACATATCTCCGTTATACAGCTTGTGGTAATTGACAGTACCGAACATTTCCTTGTTGCTGACCAGTGTATTATCACCTGTCTTTAACATAGGTTCACCAAGCACAATCATATCCTTTAGAACATTCTTCCCGTCCAGCTGATAAATCCCGTTTTCAGAGTCTATGTATAGGGACTCTCCGGAACCGACTGTCCCATTGTATTTGATAAGTGCATCATTGATTTTCACTTCCGGATTATCAACTGCACCGTGAATTGTGATTGTAAATAGTGCCGGCGCGTCTCCGTCGTTATATACATATACCGTTTTGTTTACATTGATTCTCTCGAACACGGTATATGCATTAGCCGGAAGGTCTTGATTCGGTTTAACAAATGCATATGGATAATGCCAGAGAGCCGACTGTGTGTAGAAGTTTCTTACAGTATCATCGAGAGACTTCCAATACGGATCAGCTGCATAGAATGTGACCTCAACCTCTTCATGAGAATATAAATCCTCTGTATGTTTAGGCGTCAGAAGCTCAGCATCCAGGTAAACTTCTCGGCCATTAAAGTACGACTCCACTCTGAATTTATGAAGCACGTTAAAAAAGAACTCCATAAATCTTCGTGAAGCTGCTATTCCGGTATGGCTCGTAATCTTGTACTTCAGGTTCCTTCCCTTGACTCGTTCTCCTGAATGCCAGTCTCCATACCCACTGCCTTTCGCATCATAAAAGTGCTCAACTTCTACATTGCTTGTGCCAGTCTTACTGAGAAGTTCGTAGTCTTCAGCTCCATCCCCTATATTCATGATGGCTCCATCATCTCTGATAAACTTCAGAAATATCATTTATGTATCCACCTCCAATCCCAAACGAGTTAGTTCCGCCAGTTTGTCGCGGGCATCTGCAGGTGTGTAAACTCGCTCATGGAAATTAACCTCCTGCTTGATTGGCCTAGCGCTTATCTGGTCAACCTTATCTATGAGCTTATCAAGTAGACCGCGTTCTTTTGACTGCATCATAATTGTGGTTCTAACTTGTACCGGAGGCTTTGTCCCTTTAGCAACCTCCGGAATGTTAATTCTCTTTTTAACTCCTAGGCCTATGGTAACCGGATCAACCTTCATAGCCGCAACTATATTATTAGCAACTTGTCTCGCCTTCTTATACAGTGCTTTTGATTCACGTATCATACCGACTCCCACACCTTGAGTAATTGGTGCTCCAACAAGTCTTGCAGTCTTCCTTGATGGAGATCGAGATTCTATTGCTCGTCTCATGTTATCAACAACCGCATTCGCTATCGCTATACCGGCAGCTATAACCTGTGCCTTTGCCGCCATTATTCCGGATTTAATACCTGTTCCTGCATTGTATCCAACGCCATAAAATGAAACACTGCCTGCGCTTGAACGTGCCGCATTCATGAGTGACGACATAGCGGATGAAATTGCACCTCTATACCCATGAGGAGAACTGGATAGCTGAGACAGTCTAGGAGCAAATGAGCCTTTTAGGTTTGCTCCTCCTGCGGCTCCATTAGCTGCTGCTACCAGACTGTTCATCGCAGCTTTAATTCCTCCGGCATAATTCTTAGGAGATTCTGAGAGCTTGCCGAGCTGATCATCCATAGAGATATCTGACTCCTTGATTCCCTCTTGTGCACCGCTCATCATATCCTTTGCTGCGGCTTTCATATTTCCTCGATTGCCTTTGACTTTGGCATTTTGTTCTCCAAGTTTAGAATCTATAGCAGCAAGCTCTTTCTGCTTAGCCTCTGCAGCAGCTTTTACATTATCGGACCCGGTCTTCTTATAAAGCTTATTCAATGCCTTAAGTTCTGCGGCTGTATCTTCTCTCTGCTTGCGGAGCTGCTTCTTGTTCTTTTTGTTGATATCAGCCAGCGCTTGAGCATGACCATCAAGTACTGCATTAATCTTGGAGTAGTTGCCTTTTTCAAACTCAGCAAGTGCTTGTTCGTATCTGGTAATATCCTTGTTGTACTTATTAACCTGAGCTGCAGCCTTGTTTTTAGCTTTTATGAGCTTTGCCTGTTTCTCTTCATACTCACTTACCTGTCTTGCAGACATCCTATTAATTTCAGCTTGAGATTTAGTGTGCTTATCAAGCTCATTGCTAGCCCTGGTGTATGCCTCCGTCGATTTGCGAATATTTCTCTGTGCCGTTTTATACGATTCCTCATATGCATCAAGTACAATTTGAGCTCTTTTCTTGACAAGATAATTGTCTATAGCCTGACTCAGTTCTCCGTAATTCTGTATCACACCATTCTGCATGCTGATTTCAGCACCTTGGGATTGCAATATTGATACAATAGCAGCGGCCCTGCCTTCATAGCCTTTTTTGACACGTCCGGATGCATCCACGATACCATCAAGCTCTCTCTTGAGATTAATAGCATTTTCTACTTCTGCACCCTTTTGAACCATATCATTTGCAGCGGCTTTTCTTTGGCTGTTATACGCTTTCTCTGCTTCCTCATTAGCCTTGGCAAGTTTTAGAACTGCGCTGTAATCCTTATCCGCTTCTAGAGCATGTGCCTGCATCGTCTTCTTTGCCAGCTCCACTGCTGTTACAAACGCCAGTACACCAACTACTATAGCTACATAAGGATTGATTCCGGCCATTACAGCTTGTGCTTTACCTAAAGCAAGAGTCTTTGCTTCTGCAAGTGTAAGCTTCTGAGTCAATAATCCAACCACTACACCAACACCGGATATTTCCGCCTTGGTACCTTTTAAACTCAATCTAGCTATAGCTGCCATCTCAATTTTGTATTTCTTTGCTTCTAGCAGCCCTCTACTCCAAAGACCAGCTAGTGCACCAGCACCAGAGGTTACTCTCGGTGCTACATATAACCCCGCAATAAGAGGAGATGCTATCTTAAGAACATCAATAAGTGTTCTTACTCTAGCTACAGTCTTTTTTACGTTGAATTTTTCCACAAATTTGATAGCGTTAGGAAGAAGCGATGACTTAATTATGTTGCTTACGCTCTCCATTGCTTCGCCAAGTTTCGCATGGACATTATCCTTTAGAGTTGACCAAAGACCGATTACAGTTTTCGACTGTGTTTTCATGGCATCATTAAACTGACCACCTGCAGATGTTGCTGTCTTCATAGCATCTGCTACCATATCAAAGGTGATTTGACCTTTTGCCATTTCATCCTTCAGCTGCGCCATACTCTTTCCGGTCTTTTTAGATATGATAGTAAGAGGGTTAAAGCCTGCATTAATCATCTGTAGTAAGTCTTGCCCCATTAGACGACCCTGTGATTTAACCTGGCCAAATACCAGAGCCAATGCCGAGAACTTCTCCTTGTTTCCAAGTGATATGTCTCCAAGCATCTTCAAGTCACCTTCTATCAGATTGACATTCTCTCCAAAGGCAAGGAGTGTTTGAGATGCATTCGCCAAATCTGTCATTTCAAATGGTGTTTCTGCAGCGAACTTCTTAAGCATTTGCATATGCTTTGTAGCTTCCTTCGTGTTACCCAGCATGGTTTTAAATGACTGATAGTATTGTTCCATCTGCGCATTGTATTTAACTCCGGATACCATAGCTGCTGTGATAGCAGTACCCATTGCTATAGCTCCACGCTTTGCATATTTTGCAAGCTGGTCTGTGAGCTTGCCTCCCATGCCGCCTATCTTTTTAGCCCCCTTATTAAAGCCTCCGGAGTCAAGCTTTGTATTGAACATCAGATATCCTGCATATTCCTGAGCCATAACTAACCATTCCCTTCTTTAAGTAATTTATTGAACCTATCTACAGCGTCCTGTTCCTCTCTTGACCTTTGAACCCTGAGCTCTGCAATATCTGCATTATCCGCCCACCATTCGATATCACTTTCAGTTTGCTTACCTTTTTGCTTCAGTAATCTCTGTGACACTATTGTCGAAAAGCTCGATTCTCCTACTTCGGAAAAGGCAGACAGAAAATCCCACCAATGAAAAAAGGCTTTTCCACGAACGGAAAACCCCACGGTTTTATCTACTGCCGATATTATGAATCTCAGATCCTGATTCCATGAATATAGTCTTCTTTGACTGCGACTGCCGGCAGAAGATGTTTGATTCAGGTCTCCACCATTTAGAAACCACACTGTTTTCTCTAGTGCTTCCTGTAAGTAAATCCCCGAAATTACTGCATCTTTGAAGATTACCCTCATTGCTATAAAAAGCTTTTCGCTATCCGTCAATTCCAGGTCTTCAAACATCTGCATCAGGCGGATACCTACTCGGTAGTCACTCCTGATAGAATATTCCTTTTCTCCTAGCTTAATGCTCTTCGGCAGAGTCAGTGTCAGCATTCTCTTCTTCTGCCTCTTTATGAGCACTATGTGCTTTCTCTGTAGGCAGCTCCTTTTCCTCTTCCGGTAGTTCCTCTATGATTTCAGAGCAAACCTTATCTATTCTATCGGATCTAGTCTGAATTTCCTTCTCAAAAATAGGATATAGAGCCATCAGCATTGCTATCATAATGTACTCTCCATCACTGTTGATAGCGACAGATGACGTATTTCCGAATACAATCTGAGCCTGACCTTTTCCAAAAATACTATCAAAAGAGCTTCTGAACCAATGGTCTATATCATCCATAAGGTCCGCTGTCTGAGATGTAAACTCAGCCTCTGTAATGTCTCCTGCTTCATCGATGTTCTCTGCTCTCTTCGAGAAGTCTTTCATCTTTTCGTCCGCTTCATCTACCAATCTCAAAAAGCCCTTAAGCACTCTCTGATCTGTTGGATTGAACGCAAACTTCCGGGACGGATCACCCTGCACATACAGGGTGATTGTCCCGGTATCAAAATTTAAATTTGTACCAGTCATGGAGTGTACTCCTTTCTTTTACAGCGTTTTTGTGAATTTCTTCGTGGTAGGATTGAATTTACCCTTCTCATTCACATTCGTATAGTGCAGCTCATAAGGGATCTGGAAGGCATCTGTATTGCCTCCAAGAGATTTAACCTCTACGATTACACCTTTCTTGATAGCCGGATACTCAGATGATTCCGGTTCTGCAAACAGATCTACATCTATTACATGTGTCTCACAGTCACCATGTGTCTTGAGTCCATCGGCAATTCCTTTTAGGAATGCAAAGGTCTTTGTTCCCTTATCCGCCTTATAGGGTGAAACGGACATGCTTGGAGAATAACCATCTACTGCCGTACTGTTCTTGCCAAGAACATTTTTGGTCTTGCTGACATTAGCATTAAGCTCCTCAGTCAGCGTATCATTATCTTCCCCAATCGCCTCGTAGTCGAAGTTTGTTCCTCCTGCATCCGGAATTCCTAAAAACGTCTGCCATAGCTCTCTTTTAATTACATTGCTCATATAGTTCTCCTATCTTCTCTTCTTGATTGTTAGTATTAACTCTACTTGATATACTCCTGCACCACTTTCCTCGATGTCATATAGCATGTGATTTGACGGTACTAGATTGACCGCTTCATACTTACCGGGTAATTCAGGCAGGATTCCCTCATCAATCTTTGTTTCAATCCATCCGGAAAAAGACTCCAGAAAATCATACATATCTTCTCTCGCGGAATTATCTACAGCCAAATCCTTTGCAAAAAAGATATATGCATTTTCATATGTCTTATTCCCGAGAACATCCGTTCTCGTTCTTGAATTACCTGTCGGTGCAAGTGCAGCTGTGCCTCCTTTCGCACCGCTCTTTCCCGGTGTATAGTCCGTCTCCATCTCCGACAGGTTTATAAGCTGCATGCCGTCATACGTGGCTAAATAATCCTGTACACTCTTAACAATGCTCATATTATCTCCTTGTTATCGCAGCAGCTCCGGATAATATGCTATGAAGATGCTGCCTCTTCATACGCTCAAACCATTTTGGTCCTCTCCGAGGCGCTCCGTGATACTGCATATTGCGATTTGTAAGCTTCTTCGGCGCTCTTCCAACCATCAGCTTGCCGTAGTAGTGATATCTCGCATATGGTGCGTTGTATGCTACCTCACCTTCACCCGGAACAGTACCTAATATCCCCGATTTATCCAGCATACCTGAACGAAATGGAACCATAGGACTGCATAACCTAATTACTTCATGGTCAATAAACTTTTGAGCCTTGTCAAAGTTTTTACCCCATTGATTACCGAATCCCGGATTCCACTTTAACTCCGCAGTGCCATCCTTAGTTACAACAATGCAACCTCGTGGTGTCTCTATTTTGTTTGTCATTTTGCCACCACCTCTATATGCTTCTGCCCATCGCCAAAATCAAAGCTTTCAGCCGAGGTGACGAGAAAAGCGTTATTGTGATATAAGACATCGTTCGAATTGTTTACGACCGCCACAGGCGAAATTCCGCAGTATATGATGTCTCCTTTTTCGATGACTACGTCGCTCATAGATGTAAGCGGGATATATGCAATCAGTTTAGATGCGGATTCAACACCGCGCTTTCTGATTGTTTCACCCTGTATCATCTCTACATGTACATCATTTACTACCCTAGTCAGCCACTTCCGATCTTCCACTTTGTGATAAATCGTTACAGTATGTGTGAACATATTCACGCCCACTCAACTCCCTTTCGATATTCAGATAGATAAAGCATGGCCGCATTAATTAGTCTATCTTTATCAGATACACTATTCACGCTGTAGTGCTTTGACCATGACCCTACAGTCTGACTTTCCAAGACGCCTTGATCTACTGTCTGTTTTGCCTCTGCAACAGCACATATACCATGCTTATAATCATCTGCTTCAACACTAAATCCTACGAAATGCTTTCGAATATAAGCACTGGCGAAAGTTTCGCACCCCCGCCAGTCTTCCTCGGATATTGCCTTGCCGCAGAATTCGTCCGTGTAAAACTTATATTCAATCATTAAGGCCTCCTTGTTTATCCAAGCACTCTTGTCGCAAGTTCAGGATAAATTGCTGTGTAACCGTAGAGTACATCCATCGACAGCATCTCTTTCTTCTTCGTCATGTCATAACCTCTTACTACACGAAGAGAAATTCCGTTGTGGCTAGTTACGTAACTCTCTACTCCTGCTGGTGCCTGAAGTGGTCTTGTTACATATGCAAAAGCCATAGGATTAAATGCAAGGTTTGCAGTGTGGCTCTTGAGCAGCACTGCCTGCACGTCTGCATTTGCTGTGATCTTTGGTGTTACATTAACATGGATTTCATCTCCAGAAGCTGATGTATCCTCTGTGACTAAATACTGATTACCCACAATAGTGATAATGTCTCCTTTTACAAGGGTTCCAGTCATGCCTGTTCCTTTAAGTACAACTTCATCGGAATCTTCAACCTGAGATTTAACGGTGATTTTATCCCCAGTCACCTTAAGTGTACCTGCAGTATGCTTTCTCACAGCCTGGGACATGTAGTTATCAAGTCCCATTACTCTACCGATTGAACCCTCTCTGAGAGCACTGGTAGAACCTGACTTCTCAGCATTAACGATTGCTGGTACAGTTGAGAATGCAGCATCAGCTTCGGTGTCCCATACTCCTACTCTGCCAGCAACTGGCACGAGCTGCTTATTAAGCTGCTTTCTTACATTTGCAAGATCCGTTAGTTCAGATGGTGTCGTACCTGCCTTTCCCACAGCTGTAGGAATGAACTTGTATAGTTCTAATCCATCATTGTTAATCTTCTCTGCCAGAGCGACTGCCGCTGGTTCGAGGAATAGTCTATTTAGGTCATCTACGTTAGTAGCTCTCTGGATTGCGCTAAACTCCACATCTACTGTAGCTAGCTTATCCAGCTTAACCTCTACAGATTCCTCGTTGATTCCCTGTGGCTTAACGCCCTGTGACTCATTGAATTCCTCTGCGATGAGTTTTACAGGCTTCTTGACCTGAATCTTGGTTCCAAGTCCTGGTACAAAATCATTAGAGAAATCTCTATGTACCAGGTTAGGGAATACCAGGTTATTCATTAGTCTAGGTAATGTCTGTCTTGCGATGTTTTTTACTTCCAGAAAATTGTTTGGCATAATTCTTACTTCCTTTCTTTTTCTTCGAGTCTTTTGTAATACTCTTCATCTGATAGTTTGTCGAGATCAGGCTCTGCTCCGCCTCCGTGATTTCCACCACTCGAGAACCCTCCTGCTCCGCCGGCTGCACCATCGTCGCCATCATCCTTATCATCCTTTTTAAACAATGCCGGTGATGCTTCCATCATTGGCTTTAGGATGTCAGATAGACCTATAGGATTGCCCTGGCTATCAAAGGCAAACTTATCGATGCCACCATGCTTATACATGATGTAATCAGGATCCAGTGCACCTTGACCTCTTAGTGCATCCTTTAAGGCGTATTCCTTTTGTAGGTCGCTAGTCTTCTTTTTCTCTGCTGCAATATCAGCATCATACTTATCCTGCCATTCCTTGGCATCATTGCGCAGCTTGTCAACATCGACTCCATCGAACTTGTCAACCTTCTCCTTCAGGCCCTTGATAGTCTGATCAGCAATATCAAGTTCCTTCTGTTTGTCTTGTGCTGTCTTGTCCTGTGCTGCTTTAATATCTTTGCCATTTTCTGCCAGGATGTTTTCAACGGTATCTTTCAGCTTTTCATCAGATACTCCAGCTTCCTTCAAAACTTTCTCGATCTCTTCTCTTTTCATTGTGTCCTCCATTCTTTTATCCGCTACGCCATCTTTTACGGCAGGCGACGCCGATGCGGCTCACATTTTACGCCGATGAGCAGGCGAGTAATAAAATTCAGTCAGTTTTACGCCTTGACTGGGCGAATATAAAAAACAGAGGTGCGCACCCTCTGCAATTTATCTGATGTTATAATGTTATAAGCACCCTGCCTCTTCAAATGCTTTTTGTAGTTTAGGAGCTTGAAGTGCTATCCAGTCAACGATTTCTTCATTTCTTGCCCATTCTGAATTTACATCAAGTCCAGATTCGTATAGAAAGGCATGTACAATCTCGTGTCTTAACACTTTCTTTTTATATAAATTGGGATTGGCAACTGTTCTCGGAATAGGTTCAAAGTCATCAATTACAATCTCCTTTGAATAAAATTCACATATCCCGTCTGCATGTTCGAGCTTGGGAGTTTCTTTTTCCTTTTGCCTCTTGATGCTATATTCTGTCCCAAGTATATTTACCTTGTCTTTTAATTCTAAAGATTCCATTGTCACTCCTTTTCTTTGCATGCAAAAAGCAGACCACTTGGCCTGCTTTAAAAATCTAATTATTACTTAATACTTGAACCTATTGTTATCACATTAGTTGCTATCCTCATGAATTTCTGCATTGCACTGTTTTCATGAAGGTATTGTGCCCCTTTCAATGTAATTCTAGCCTCTTCAATATTAACTTTTGTCTCCCCGAGTACATTCTTGCTTATATCAACTCCCCGAATATACCCTTCTTCAAGAAGATTTTTCATAACCATAAGCCACTCTTCATCCGATACATTTAAGTGTTCAGGACTAATAAGTGTGCCCATGTATTCAACATCTTTTGCAGATTCTAAATTTTTCAGAATCTTGTATGCTGTTTCAAGCGTATTCATTATTCCTCTCCACCTTTTCTATCATCATAATCATCACATGCATCTAAAACGCGATCATATATCAATTGTGCACCTTCCCCAATCTCGTTATAGAACTCCATCTTTTTATCAAAACCATAGCGCAAAATCATATCATCAAGAGCATTAAGGTATTTCCTAATATCAGTACGTTCCAATTTAATTGTTGCCAGCTCCGGCCATTCTTCTACATATGGTTTTAAAAACTTTTGTTCTTCACCGCTTATTTCTACAACAATCATACCTCTCTATCCTTTCTGTTAGTTTGCACAAGAACACCGGTTTTAGGATTATATGTAACCTGGCACCCTGAACCTACCAGCATTATAGTATCTTCATGTCCGGAAGTTCTTTCTTCCCCATGTGTTATGCAACGTTTTAAGTCCTCAATGCTTACACCTGTTCTATTGTACTTTTTGTTAGGTGCCGAGTGTCCAATCATTCTGCCGACAAAATGAGATGAATAATCTTTAATTTCAGCACCCTGCGGGGTTCTCAGCCCTACAAGCTGTTCATCAATCAGATGCGCCTTTTCTCTGTATGTGGATAACCCCAGCAGTGGTGAGACTTCTCCCCTTTCAACAGATAACACATATTTTTTGAATAGCTTGTACTCAGGGGGGTTATTGTACTTCATGTCGTAATAGCTTGCAAGTGTTTTTCTCATTCCTTGACCGTCAAGAGAATAAGCTTTACGAAACCACTGGTAATATTTCCTCGCTTCCCATTGAGATTTACCGGCTTCACCTTTTCCAAAACCTGCTACTATCATACGGTCATGCTGTGATGGCATGCCTGTCTGATCTTCCAGGTTCTTCAATTTTTCCATATATGATCGCATCTTTACACTGGATTCTGTTGTATCAAGTCCTGCAGCTTCTTGCATTAGGTATTCTCGTTTCCATCTCCTCCGAGCTCTTTCGTAATACCTCTGCATCTGCGATACTTCATACTCGGTATATTTCTTGCCATTGTATAAGTAATCCTTAGCTACATATTCGGCCAACATCTCATCGCTATAAGCAGGAGTTGATAATCCAGGATAGAACGGATGGAAATTGTGCCTGCAATTATATCCGCATAGTCCCGGTCCTGACCCGTATCCTGTAGCTTCATAGAAGTTAGGATATCCCGGCTCTTCGCCGTGCAGCTTAAATACCTTGCCTTGCCACACCTCATGTTCCGGACGTGCTCCGGCATGTGCTGTAGTTTCCACATATTCGCTATCAACATCTTCTGCTCTTGCAAGCTGCATATCTCCAGCTGTCTGGTTAATACCGGTCACAATAGCTCTTCTAGCTGCCACCTCTATATTATCCACACGCCCTGACGGATATCTTACAGACTCAAGCCCTTTTTCAGCTAATGCCTTGATTGCATTCCTGATGGCTGCCTCTGTATCAAAGGCTCCTGACGCTATTTGCATATATGCCAGATCCATTATCTTACTGAACTGCTTAGAGGCATTAGCGGCTGTACTTCTTGTGAGATTGCGAAACACCTTTGCTGTTCGTCTGTATCCGGAATTCATTACAGCAATCAGAGATGGACTTGCTTCGAGCGGCGGGCATTTTTTCCCTGCCAGCGAATGGATACGGTCATCACTAGCTATTGTCTCCATCCCTGCTTCTTTCATAAGCTCCTTGATTTCTTGAATACTCCTGCCTGTGAGCTGAGACAGTCTCCTGTTTATCTCTGCCTCAAACATACCCCTAGCTTCGAGTTTCCTCTTCTGCCACTGTGCAGCAGGAATATAGAAATCATATGTGGATATACGCCTTGCCATATCGGCTAGTATTGCCTCTTCTGTTTCTCTATATATTTCAAGCAGCCCTTCCGGCGCTTCATGTAAGAATTCCGGTGTAAGCATGCATCCTCCTTACTTATCACAAGCTGCCTTGTATAATCCTCTTAGCCTCTTCAGGATCAATCTGCAGGGCAGTGGCGATTATAGCAATTGCCTGTCCTTCTGTCAGAGTTCCCTCTTTTATTTGAGATATGGTATTAATCAAACTTGTTGTCTGAGCTCCGTTTAATCTTCTATCTGCCTGGGCTTCCGTCTGTGTCTCGGCCTTACCGAGTTTTAGTCTACCCCCCCGATTTTGATTAAATCCAAATGGATCCTCTTCGTATCCAATTTCTCCGGCATCCGGTATATTAGCCTTGGCAGTATCTTCGCTTTCGCCATACCACTTAGCTCTATACTCCCATTTGTTCATGATGCCGTCTCTTACATCCTGTATATCTTGTGCCCTCTCAGATGCGCTATCAGAAATAAAGCTGTCCCCCAGGTCAATTTCAATCTTTGTTTCTGGGTCTACCTTGCCACCTCCAAGCTCCTTCTTAACCCATAGGATTGACCTGATAAGTGATTCAAGTGCATCTTTGACAACAAGAGTATGCTTACCTGTATTCCTAGTCAGGTCTTGGCGACCTCCCAGATATTCAGTTGCAGTTATCTGTACAGCTCCGGTTCCACCATTGAAGTGATAGAATTTAGTTCCCAGACCGCACTTAAACGATAGGAGATCTAACTGAGCTTGTATTCCCTCAACATTCTCAGATACTCTGAGAGACGGATTGTGTTCCTGAATGAACTTCTTTGTGCCGGAATCATCTATCAGGTCATCCCCTGTCTCTACGAACAGCTGCTGCGCTACATCATCAGGAGTAATGGTCTCTCCTCTTTCATTTCTACGAACAATGCGGCTATTCATGAATACCTTTTTTCCGCCAAGCTTAAAGTCCTTGTTGAAATTATTATATGCAAGGTCTACTCCTTCAAGGTTATCTAACGCATTTGCAAATACGGAAATTCCTAGTGGCGAACCTGGAGATATGTTGTTCTCGATATTTGGCATAACGATAGAAAACAGAGGAACATTTCCCCCTGTTGTCATTTCTTCAAGTATTCCATCTGGAAGTTCTTGCTTTATGAGGCTACCCTCTTCAGCTTTGAAGTACTCGTTTGTAATTACGTACTGCCCATCTACTAGTCTGTGAGTTTCAAGATATATCATCTTCACACCTAACTGCAGCACCTCAGATGCAAATACAACCTCCGTTATCTTGCCCGCATGTACAGATAGAGGGATTATGTGATCTGCAGATAGATACTCAATCCGAATATTTATATCCGGGTTTGAGATTATCTTATCGTTCCTACCAAGCTTTATATTTTCAGCTCTTAACACGAATGCACCTGTACCGAATGCAAAGCTCTTTTCTATCAGTCGATTACCTTGCTGGCGGAAGGCATTGTCTCTAAGCACTCCCTTAAATATATTCTTCTTAGGTTTCTTATCCTCTTTCCCCTCTTCAGCATCTTCCCCAAGTATGTATGTCTCGGATTCTTCATCATCAATGGCAATATGCAGCTCGTCATTCAGAAGACCGGATGCCCAGTCTTCGCACACCTGCTTTGCCATCTTTAACGTATAGAGCTTACGCTCTTTCTTTTTGCCATCCAATCCAACCTCTGCAAAGGTATGGAATGGAGCGTAATAGCCCATCCACCAATCTCTCCATATCGATATATTCCGGTAATAGCTGCTATCAAGCTTTATGTCGTATTTTTTATTTAAGTAATCAATAACGGTATTTATATTCATCAGTTACTCCTTTTAGATTCAGGAAGCAGCTTTTTCATAAATCGCTCCCATGAATATTCCCATGCGTCTAATATATCTATGTCGCTGCTGAAATTATCCAGGCGAACATCCTTGCCCTTCTCAGCTTCCTTCGGATCCCATATTGCTGATTTCAAACCTGCTATCAGAAGCTTGCACTCCGGGAATATCTTCATCCTTCCACTAGCTAGCAAAGTATTACCGCAGTACACACGATCCGTAATCTTCTTCTTTGCACTATCACCTATGCTTGCTGTGATACCCGCTGCCCTACATGCTTTGGCCAATCCATTTATCAGATACTGCGCTTCATTATCGGCAAATATGTAGAGTATAGGAATTCCCGGAAAATCCCTCTTCAGCTCCTCATGGAATTGCAAGAAGCTTTTGTTCACTTTGTCCGGATCTATGTCGCCTTTTTTCCCTTCTATGTTGGCATCTTTTATTGCATCAACCTCTTGAAATCTGTAATGGATTGCTGTGGCTACAAATGTAGTCAGTGACCTATTCCCTCCGAAGTCTATCCCTATTGAGATAAAGTGTATCGTTCTTAACCATTCCTGCCTTTCGCTATAATCCTTAAACATCCGGATGTGCTTATTAGAATTATCTGCAAAGCTTTTATATATAACACCCTCTGCAGCACATCTCTCTCCGAGTATGTCTCTCCTGTACCAAATCGTTTCAGGATCATAATCAGCCATCAGTTCCTGCTGCCTCTGCTTGCTGATTGTTACGTTATCAAACAAAGTGAAATGCTCGTAATTGTATCCGCTAGGGAACTCGCCTGCAGCTGCTTTCTCGGCATACTTGTCTATGTACTCCTTGTATATCGATGCGTAAGGATTATCCGGGTTCAAATCCCAAAAGAATTTACGCATCTTAGCGGCCGCTGTACGGTTGATGCATTCTTTTATCATAGAGTCATGATGTAGATTTATCTCTGTCGCTATCCACATACCATATGAGTTACCACGAACTTTTTTATAGGAATCTGCTTTGCCACCACCTGCAAATATCACTACCCTTAACTTCCTGTTGGTAGACGGTCCTTGTATATACAGAGCCTCATTACCCTTGAATTTCCCCCAGTGACATTGTCCTCTGAATATATGCTCCAATCCGAATCCGTTTGCATCTCCAATATTGAGCTTCGCATTTCCGAGCGTCGATCCGGTAGCCAGATGCAGCTTGTCCTTTGTCCTCTTCAGTTCGTGAGCAAAAGCAAATATATTATCCGTTGTCTTGCCGGCACGAATAGAACCTTCTGCGACATTGTATGTGCAGTCCCTGGATCGTCTCATATATGCCTTGTGCTTCTCTCCAAACCTGTAGGGGATACTCTTTTTCTTAACAGGCTCTTTACTCTTCGGTGCTGCCATATATCTCTTCCTCTAGGTCATCAACATCTTCAATTTCTGTCCCTTCTCCCGTTAAAGCTTTATTAACTGCAGCTGTCTTTGACTTAATATATTCAACCTGGGCCTTCTGCTCTTCAGTGGCCAGGTCCATATGATCTGCCAGCCAGGCTAAAGCCTTTTGTCTATCTTCAAGCTTAATCCTCTTCGTCTGCCCCATAGATATTTCAGCTATCAGAGTACCGTCAACCTTCGCGGCATCTTTGAATCTTATATAGCTTTGTCTGGTACCGTCATCTGCTTTTTCAGTGCCGAAATCAACGAAATCGGAAATATCCGAGAAGGCAATATCTATGTATTTCTGAAAAATATCAGATGGATTTAACATAGCTTTATTAAGCCTGTTTTCCTTTAGCTCCCTAATACACTTTTTGATTTCAGCATTTTTCAGCATTCTGTATCCATTTGACCCTGCTGATTTACGGCTACATTTGTATGCTTTTTGGTATGCTTTTGTAGCGTTAAAACAGGTCACATAATACATACAAAATAATTTTTGATTAGATGTAAGAAAATTATTTTCGACAAGCTTTTCCGCCTCGTCTCCGAACTCCTTTTTCAGCTGCTTTTCAGCTGCCTTTTTTGACTGCATTTTTTGCAACGTTTTTGGCGTTGCACTTTGCTCCCATTCCCCACGTCTTTTCCATGACCTCAAAGTCGACTCTTTGACCTCTAGTTTTTGGGCAATAAATATTAAGTTTTCACCGCTTTCATAAAGTTCTTTTGCGGTCTTTTTCTTTTCTTCATTCGCATGCATCGTTCTTCCTGCACTGTTTAAAATTCACAAAAAAACAGCATGCAACGAAGCTGCTGTTCAAATTCGTCTTATCTGGTGATTTCTTTATACCCACGCATTGAAAAAGGACGCCTTGCAGCGACCTTTTCCGAATGTTTATAGCTTGGGAGAAAAACCTGTGCCTCTTCGACACTTTCTACACTATCATTTTATCAGGAAAAAAAGTGAATTGTGTGAATCTTGTATTTTATGTCAAATTTTCATTCGCCAAAACCGTTTTAACTTCTTAGTTATTGTGCTTCTGTCATAACCGAGAAGCTTCCCTATCTCTTCCTGGCTTAATCCGTTTATGTAATAGCTACGCAGGATGGTTCTAAGTTCACTATCTGTTTGAATCTCGATAAATTTCTCTGCTTCAATTATTTTTCTTTGCAGCTTCTTCTTTGTGGCTATAAGCCTTTTTATCAATTGATCCTTGCATATTGAGCCATCATCATAACCTGTCTCTATTTTGGGAATCGGAAACCCAGTCCTATAATCTTTGTAGAACGCAAAAGTATATGTGCTTTTAGGAGCACACAAAGACATCTCTATTGCATTAATTTCTTGCTTAATCGATATAAGCTCTTCCATTTCTTTTTTTGTCATATTTCATCCCACTTAAATAAACTTGCTCCCTAGAGCAACTCATCACCTTCTGCAATTTTCTGTTTTTCGCATTCGTATAAGCAAGCTGAATCCGGAACCATTACCTCCGTTTTCCTCGTCTTGCCCGAACAAAGCTAATTGTCTTCCATCATGTTCAACAAGACAGTCCGTAAATGTATATCTTGTCTTGTTGTTTTTATTAACAAGCTTAGAGATATATAGCCCATCTGATGGATCATTAATAATTCTCTCCATCTGGGATTTAGTTATAGCTTTATCTGAAACTATAGGATCAGGCTTCTCTAAATTTATGGAGCTACCCCAGCATCTTTTACTCTTACCCTGCCTAGCCATATATAGAGCTTTGCCTGTGATTCCGTATTCATCAAATTTGAGCTTATCAGAATTTGAAAATCCAGCCTTCCATTTATCCTCTATGACATCTCTATCCACATTTCCAAATATCATGTGGATATGTGGTCTTGCTTTTGAACCTGTATCATCTCCAGCATGGTTGGATATTACATACACATATTTCACCGGTTCACTGGATCTCTTTTTCATCTCCCTGCGGACTCTTGTCACGTAGTTAGTTATATCCTTAAGTACCTGCTCTCTGTTGTATGGCAGATGAGCATCGTCATATGTGAGATCTATGCTAAAGTCTCCCTCTTTGAAATTAAGATTGCATAATCTGACAAAGTATCTTTGACTTCTTTTTGAATTTAAGTTTTTCTGTGCCGGTGATGACTCATGTCTTCTTTCTGCTCTCTTTATTATTTTCTTCCGGGGAGACACATTATATATTTCTAACTCGAGATAATCTCCGGTGTAATATTTCTTCGTTCTTATCATAGTTACTAAATGCCTGACTTATTAATACTCATTTGAACTCTTAATCCGGCTCGCGGCCGGATAGTTTTACCTTATTTTTTGATTTCTTTCTTCCTTATATATAAGGAAGATACTCTTGAACTTTTAGTTCTATATATGAAAGCGGCAAGCATCTGTAAAAAAACAATATGTGCTCTTATATATTTATGTACGATTTTTTAAAGGAGTATACCTGCCGCTGTCATAGCTTTTGTTTTCTATCTACATGTACACATATATGCACACTAGCAGGATTATTAGCCCTGTAATGAGCAGTGCATCTGTTATCATGAATAATTTATTTGCCATATCCATCCTCTTCATGGCTGTAAATGACAGTGCTACTACTCCAAACATAAGACCTGTAATTAAGCACGTTAGTATCAAATTAATCATTTTCTAATTCTCCAGATTTTCTTTGTATAGTTTAAGTTCCTTAAGCCACTCTGCTAATTGTCTATGCTCTTCGCCACATTCATCGCAGCTTGCAGCAGCGACTTCTTCTGCATGAGCTATAGCTTCATCTAATGTCATCATCACTTTTAACCTCTTCAGGGTTGTATGCCGGCACTGAGAGGAGCGCACAAGCAGTGCATTTATCATAATCATGCTTCCGACACCATTTGCAGATGCCCTCGCGCTGCTCCTCCGTGTACATAGCTGCTAAATCTTTTGATCTAATCAAGAGGAAAGTCTCCTGCCAGCTCTGCATTCACCGGATCCTCGTACCTTGCTATGATTTCTGCCATTGTCTTTTCCTCTTCTTCCGGATCCGGTTTGTGTGGTTCAAGATACTCGTTTACCTTTTTTACACCAAGTAGATCGTCAAAGAATTTATGCACTTTGTTCTTCCTCATATGTTTTGGTCTATCCCTCATTTGGATTCCTCCCATCCCATTCCGTTTGCTTAATATCGGTCACAATAGCAATTCTATCTTCCATCCCTATTTCCCAATTTAGGTATACTCTTGCTTTTTCTAAATCTTCCACTCCTCCCTTGTGGTCGGCTCGGATTAAATACTTGAGGGCGTTCCCTCTGCAAAATGCTTTGAATCCATCTTCCCTAAGTACCGCTTTGATAACATCTATGGACTCTATGCCGAGTCCATCTAATCTGTAGTGTTTAGGCTCATTGACCGAATCATTGTCAGAGTCTTTATTCTTTGCACCTTGAAGGGCTTCTATTTCAACTGCTAGCCCCGGATCATGATTTACCATTCTGGTTAACTGTCTGAAGGTCTTGCTCAGTCTTATGCATCTGATACGGTATTCATGCAACCCAAGCAGGTATTTAACCTGTTCAATCATATTTTCAACATCTGCAATCTCTTCCTGAACATGGTCTATGTTCTCGTGGCTCAGTGCCTCAACGAGTTCATTCAGTTCTTCAATGCACTTTCCCAGTTGGTTTTCTAATCCGTAATGGTCTGCTATAAATTTCAGTTCTTTGCTTATCATGTTCTTTTACCCTTTCAGCTGTTCTTCTTCAGTGTGCAGTACCTGAAGTAATGCACTGCGTACCTTTTCGCCTTGTCCCGGATCTTTCGCCTCGATGACTGCAAGGCTTTTACAGCATGATTGAAATATTTCCTGCAATATGTTGACCTGTGTCCGGAAGGTTGTCAGTTCATTCTGGCTGCTTGCGGACAATTCTTTTTCGAGTCTCGCTATTGTCTTCTCGGCTTCGGTATATGCTGCCTGAAGCTCAGCCTTACCTTCCTTTACTGCTTTTTCCTTATCCTTTTCATGCTCAGCTTTATATTTATCTACTGCCTTTTGTACATCCTCATTAGCTTTAGCCTTTGCACTTGCCACCCTTGCCTTTTCTTTTTCAAGCTTTTGGGTTAGCTTTTCGATTTCCTGATTCTTCGCCTCAAGCTCGGCTGTGCTTATTTCTGATTCGGATTGTTCAGCTTCCAGCTCTGCAATGCGGTTTTTAAGGTTTTCTATTTCATCACCTGTGCCGGCTTCAAGTTCATCATTCCTCGCTTTCAAGGCAGCGATTTCTCCTTTGAGTTCTGTTACCGTCATATCTGTAACATCTTCCGACTCAATCACCTCTTTCGCTATCTCTTCCGGAGCCGATAGTAAGGCAAACACCTTGGAAATGCTCAAATTCGTACACGTGTACGAATTTGAAAAGATACTATTTTCGTCAGTTGCGCGTTTGGCCAACTGCATCATTTTGTTTGCTTTTGATTGCGAAAAATCAAGATTATCATCGCACCATGAACCAAACTCTCCATGTGGTAATCGCTCTTTTACTATAAGCAAGCGGCGACCAGCAGATGCCGCCATCATGAGTGCAACGTTGCCTACAGCTTCCATCTGCTGATATAATCCGTTTGCCTCATGACAGAGCTGTTCAGTGCTCTTGCCTTCAAGCTCGCTATTAGCCTCATTAACTTCGTAATTTACATCTATAATCTGATCTGCCATTATGCTGCTCCCTTCCTCGACCGCTTTTTACTTCTCGGTTCGACGATGTTTTCCAACCACTCATTTACCCACTTTCTAACCTCCTGTGCCGGCATTCTGTTTCCGGTACCAAAACATTGAGATACACGGTGGTCATTATGGTCGCTACGGAGTTCAATCGTTACGAAAGAAGTATTCGGTTCGTTAATTCGCCTCATAACGAATACTGCCGTTTTCCCTTTACTCGCCCTGGCATAGTACGATACAACACAGTTCTTATTGTTACGACCTTCATTTTCGAAGTCCTTGAAATCCCTAAGCGGTCTGATTAGATATTCACTGTCTTCATATGCATATTTTTCAAGCGCAGGCAGGTAATTATCTTCATATTCCCTCTGCTGCTTTTCCCTCTTTCTCTGCTTTATTTCACTTTGTTTATCAAGATATTCACGTGAGATTCTGTCATGTGCTTCCTCCAGGTTTTTAGGATAGAGATAGTAATCGTCTTCCGGATACTCCAGCTCTTTGAACTGATGGTAGTAGTCGCTATACAAAAACTTGATTCGATTACGATCGTGGTTGTGCTGATACTGCTTCTCGGCATAATGCAGCACTTTTAGTGGTCTCTCCCTTACGATTTGTGCAAACCCGGATATTCCGTACATTCCATAGTCCTGGTAAAATTCTTTTGCATCCGGGATCCACTGCTTACACAGCTTCATATGTTCCTTCTTGACCTTGTTTTGTTTCTTCTTCAGGATTTTGTATCTTAAGATTCCGTCTACGGTAAGATACTCCCACTGCCTCAGCTTATCTACATCCTGCGCTGAAAGCCTCAAGAGCTGCGGCACCGTCTTAGCTTTCCAATTCGGTCTTAGAAATGTTGGTATTTTCCTAAGCTTGCACTCTACAAGTTCCCCGAGGCCTGCCTTTTTGATGTACTCGACATTAGGATTCCGTGCACAAAATGCCATTTCATCAATCAGATAATTCAGCCAATATGCAGCATTAGGATAATAATGGTCAAACCATATATCCATGTGTTTAAGGAAGCTCTCTTCAATTACAGCATTGATATTTGCATCTATACTGTAATAATCATGGTTCTCTACATGCATACGAGTGGTCTTTTCCCATCTGCGCTTGTCTGTTTTCCAATCATATATATAACGATATGCATACTGCTTATCAGGTTTGATGCAGCCAATCAGGTCAATAGTGAGATACATGTTATCCTTTATTTCATCTATATTTTTCTCAGCGTTGTACCACTTACTATGTGCTGCAACGCAATAGATACTTTCTCCATCTAGCCACATCCAAAAGAAATTTCGATACGAACTAACAGGATGCGCTGTATGAGGGATTGCTATCTCTAAGGTTCCGCAGTGAGGACAGTACACAGCATCGTCCTTGCGGATTGTCTCTGTATAATCCCATGTATGACCGCAATGCGAGCAATGTGCCCTTTTCTTCCAGCGATTATAGATGATACCTATAGGGGTCTCGTCATTAACCCAAGCTTCGAAATTGTTCGGGAAACGGACATCTAAAGGTAAAGCTTTTGCATTCTTATAATCAATCTGCATGCTTACCTCCTACAGCAAGTCAAGGATGTCTATCGTTCCGGAGCTACCGCTGTGGATGCCGTAATATTCATCTATCATTTGTATTACATCTTCATCGCTTATGCATCCGACATTATTCTTTGCATTTTTCCTAGCTTCCGACGTAATCTTGGAGATTAAGTCTTTGATTGATTTCCCTTCTGCAGTAATGAGTTTCGCTGCCTCTTCCGTCTTGCACACTTCGTTTAGATGCTCTTCGATAAAGTTTGCGAGAGGGCCGCCGATTTTCAGCGACTCCTTCGTAATTTGTTCTCTAGCCTTATTGATTACTTCCAAGCTCATAGTTTTCTCCTTTTACTATTTGCTGCGGTCTTACCCTTCAAATTTCCCGGCCAGCATGATACTCAGTTCATATGCTTCCTCTTCAGTAAGCGTGATACCTCTATGTTCCTTGATTTCATAATTGATCTGATTCATTTTTCTCCTCTTTTCTTTATTCTTCAAAGCTAATACCGCATATACGTGCCATCTTCTTTGATTGCACCCCATGACCATATTTACCTGCTTGAGGTTTATCTCGCATAAAGACTCTGAAATCTACCATGCACTGAGGACATAGATCATATACTCCCTCTGCATCTCCTATCACATCCAGCTGTTTGCTACGATTCCTATAGTCAATTTCTTCTCCGCATCTATCACAGAAAATGCGTTTCATGCTTGCCTCCTCTCTTTTGCTAAAACATTTCTCTTTGCTGACCCTCTCTGGAGAACAGTTTTTCATACTCTTGCTCTCTAGCTTCGATGTCCCTTTCTTTGGTTTTGATAATCTCCATTAAAATTTCTTTCGTTTTTGTTCTAGGATTATGTGCCGTTCGTAATCTGTCTTGAAACTTGCATATTGTTCTTTCGTCTTCTCTATTTGCGAATATAAGTTCACGCATTTTTTGGCGACCTTCCGGATCATACCGGCAGTGCCAATCATCGCAGTACTCACACTGTTTGCAGCATTTGTCACAAATAGTTCCTTTTATGCGGCGGCACCACCAGAAGGCTCGATTTACTCCCGGTGTTCCATGTTCGTGACCACAGCGATCACATATGCAGCCAACCTCTACCATTTCCTCTCCTTTATCAATTACAGCCTATGGCGTATAGGAATACCCACAACATTGGGATGAATAGTGCGGCAGCGATTGAACCTACTACTGCAATCGGTTGAAAGTTTCCATCTTCGTCTGAACACACATACTTAACAGCTTCTACGAATTCCTTCATCTTGATTCACCGACCTTTCACTGCTCTTAATATCGATATTTATTTCAACCGAGGCATTAGCTATTGCATCTGCATAGCCTGTGCAGTACATTAATTCTGCAAGCGGCTCTAGTTCACTGGGAAAATCAACATCTAATACATCCTCTAAGCTTAAGTACAGTATCTTTTTATGACTTTCATACGCTGCTTTTGCTGCTCTTGTTAACTCATCTTCATTTATCATTGGTTTTAGATTCTTTTTATTCATTGTGATTTTCCTCCATAATTTATCCGGTTAATTACACCGTCTTGTATTCATAAGCCTGTCGGCCACATCTGATGCAAAGTACTGCTTCTTTTTTCCGTCCGTAATGTATTCGCACCCTGCCATCAGGTTAATTACGTAATCTCTAGACTTACCCAGATATCTAGCTATGTCAGACTGACATGGCCAATTCCCAACTTCCCTTTTTATATCTCGAACTATTGTTTGTTTATCCATGTCCTTGTCCTTTTCTTCCTTTGAAGCTTGCAAATTATAAGAATGTCTCCCTTTCTTTCTATGAATGTTGCTTCGTTGCAGATTCCATCGCTGCTGCACTTGACGCTATAAGCGGGAAATTTGACATAAGTGATGATGTTCTCAACCAAGTCAAGGGATACTTTTTCACATATAAAAAGCTAATATCCGTTTTTGAACGCTTTTTATAAGCTTTTTCCACACCTTCAAAATATGTCTTTATAAATGGCCCGACTGTTTTTTCATCGTATTGACTTGTAGGTTCGTACTTTATTTCCGTTTTTAATCTCGGAATACTTCCTTTGATAAGCCTTATGAAGTATTCAGGCTTTTTACTTGTCCTGTCTTCCATCTTGGTTCTCATTTACAGCTCTCCTTTGTTCTCTAACTTGAAATATATTTCCTAGTAATGGCAGATTACTGATACAGCGTTAACGTTACGATACGTATAAATCGGTGACTGGCTTAGTCGTTAAATTAGCCCACTATATCAAGTACTCCTGAATTGTTGTTAGCGTGAGGCTTTATAGCGAAAAAGGTAAACAAATCCAGCGAAAAACTATCAAAGACGGCCCTTTGGTAGTTTTTTGTTTACAAGAATCAGTTCTCCAGTGTCATCTCAGGAAAGAATGTATCTTTTTTATCCAAGTCTTACATTCATAACCTTTACCAATGAATTGACTATTGTTTCGGCTGACTCAATAGTTATTTCATTGATGTTCATGTTGTCTATAGCCTCGAACAATTTATTAGCTGCCCTCACTTGAATCTCTTGCAGACTTAACTCTTTATCTTCTTTTGTGTTAATGAGCTCGACGATTACATTGGTCTTTGAGATTATGTCATCATCGGTAATATCTGCGATAAGTTCGCCAGTGTTATCCTTGATGACTATTTCTTTTGCTTCTTTATTGCCTATTTTCATTACTTTTTCTCCTTTTCCGTGTGATATACTCCCTTTACAGACTGTTGGAGCAGTCGAGTATTAAGAAGGGAGATGTTTCGAATGAATTTTTATTACTTTAATAGCTCGCCCGATGAACATGGTTATCATGAAGTGCATTCTCAAACCTGTAGCTATTTGCCGAATAGTTCTCATATGGTGGATATTGGTTATTGCGATTCCTGTCATGAAGCTTTAAGCCTTGCCCGCTATAAGTATCCGAGTTTAAAATTCGATGGATGCTACTGGTGTTGTCAAGAATGTCATAAGCTCTAAGTTTAGGCTGACATTAGTCAGCCTTATTTTGTAATTCAGGTTTCATGAGTACCGCACGACTTACGAATATGTCCTGAACTAGGACTATAGTTTCATCTAGCACCTCTAGTGTTAGATTTCTGTCTTTCATATGATTTAAGATCATGTTTGCCATTTCACCGGCTTCTCTTTCTTTCCATGCTTTTTGTGTTTCAACTTTCATGTGTGTCTCCTTTCTGTTTTGCTGTATAATCACCTCGGGTATACTAAAAACGCTGGGGTTAACACGGTTCAGGCGCTCGTGCAGATAGCGTCCAACATAGTCCTTTCGGCAATTCAATCTCACCTGTAGTTTTTACGACCATAGACAGGCTTACTCTTGCCTTTTTACCTGAAAGTTTGTCTATGGTGATTTCTGTCAAAAATTCTAGTTCTGAACCATCTAGGTAGAATCTGTTATCTTTTACTTCGAGTTTGTTCACCTGTGCACCTCCTTTAAATAGCGATATTTCTCCATCTTGGTTCTCCCTCTTCAGCTCTTCTTTCCAATAGTGACTGTGATTCCTAAATTCTTAAAAGCTTTATCTGCAGCATCCAGTGAAATGTTTCGCTTTCCTGTTTCCCAGTAAGATACAGATCGACCTGTACACCCCAGCAACGCACCAAACTCTTTATAATTCATGTTGCGTTTTCGCCTCTCAATTTTGAGTATGTTTCTTATCTCTTCAGATTTCCTCATATTGACCTTACCTCTACTTTCTGATATATTGTTATCAAACACATGTTCGCAACAATATATTGTGTGTAATCCAATATAAAAGAAAGGAGGTGTTCTATTATGGCAAAACCTATTAAGCCAGGTACTGACAATAAGCCCGGTGGGACTTACGTTGAAGTCGGTCCTAAAGGTGGTAAAGTAGATCGTCCTAGAATTGTTCATATTGATCCAGGCGATAGATTACCCCCTACAAAAGAACCAGGTAATGGCTGGATAAAAAAGTAAACTTTTTACCGCTCTTTATGAGCGGCTTTTTATTTCAAGCTTTTTTCTGGATATGCAGTAGCATCTTCCAAACACATTTATCTGTATCCATGCTTCTGCATATAGCTTTCCGTCTTCTTCATACTTTGTTATGTAATGTTTAACCATTTCTCCCTCCCTCTTCAGCTCTCGCTCTTCTTCTTATACGGTTAAACCGTAATTTTAAACTAAAAAAATAATGTCGTTGTAACTTATCTGATATACCTCTTCAATCTTTTTGAGAATAGGGATATCTGGATAGCTCTTCCCACATTCATAATTTGACAGGGTGTCTGGGCTAATTCCAATCAATTTAGCCGCCTCAACCTGTGTGTATCCTCTTAAAGCTCTGACTGATTTAAGCGTCAGTTTATCATTTTTCAACTTACTCACCTCGCTTCTTCTTCATTTGATAATTGGAGTATATTACGGTTAAACCGTCTTGTCAACGGTTTTTTCGTAATTTTTTCAAAATTTTATTGTGTTTTTTACGAGATTAGCGTATTATTTTCATATCAAATGGAGGTGGATAATGAGTACACAATTAGGCAACAAAAAAATAATGGCAAAAAACATTCAGTACTATATGGATTTGTACAACAAAACTAGAAATGATATTTGCCAGGATCTCGGAATAAAATACACCACCTTTACAGATTGGATAAAGGCAAATACTTATCCAAGAATAGATAAAATTGAATTGATGGCTAATTATTTCAATATAGAAAAATCTGATCTTATAGAGGAGCACAACAAAGAATCTGTTCAATCAGATCGCCCTCTTCCATCGAATATCATTCTGCCTTCAGCGCACAAGCTCCCCATCATGGGTACTATATGCGCAGGAGATGGTGTGGTATGCGAAGATGATTACCAGGGTACATTTATAGTAGATATAGATGTTAAAGCGGATTACTGCCTGAAGGTACACGGCGACAGTATGATTGGTGCCAATATCTATGATGGAGATATAGTCTTTATTTCAAAGTCTTATGATTTTGTTCAAGACCAAATATACGCTATTGAAAGGTTAGATTACAACGAAGCTTCTCTAAAGAGAGTTACGCAGGATGGCGACACGTTGATACTTAATCCTTGTAATCCTGAGTATCATGCAATGGTTACTGACTACGAAGAAGTGAGAATAATCGGGCGATGTGTTGGTGTGCTGCATAAGTATGTGTAGTTAGTTAAAAATGGCTATGGATACTCTACCTAATTGAGAAAGGAAAATGCTATGAAGAAAATCATTCCTGTTCTTTTAATCATAGTTGCCACTTTAGGGTTAATTTCATGTTCTAAAAACAAAGGATTGAAAAAGGAAGATTTTATAGGACGATGGGATGCCACAGCTTATTTTGATAAAGATTCTAATTACCCTGACGATTATGATCGTCAAGCTAATCTATACAAAAAATACGCAAGCGAAGAGCCAGAAGAATCTGTTAATTATATAACCCTAGAAGAAGATGGTTCTATGGAAGTTTGTTATCAAGATGAAAAAATCTCTGGTATTTGGAAACTTGAAAACAATGAAATTATATTTAAAGATTTGGATACCGGGAATACTTTAGATAAATATAGTATAGACAGAAGTAACAAGCGACTGGTATTAAAAGTGGATGATAAAACGGCTTTTGTATACGAGAAATAACTTTAACTGCAGTAGCAATTATTGATGACCATTTTGTTGACGTCAACAAATCATGCAATTCTAAAGTAGGAGGTTTATATGGGCGACTTTGGTAACATTATTTTATACGAGATAGAAAATAAACAAGAGACTGTTTCTGTTACATTTAAAGATAAAACATTTTGGTTAACTCAAAAGGCTATGTCTGAATTATTCGGTTGTTCTTCAGATAATATATCTTTGCATTTAAAAAATATATTCTCTGAAGGCGAATTAATAAAGGATTCAGTTACCGAGAAATTCTCGGCAACTGCTTCAGATGGAAAAAACTATTTAACGCAGTTCTATAATCTCGACGCTATTATTTCAGTATGTGCAAATTTTGCACATACTGCTACGTTTAGAAAGGAAAAACACTAATGAATATGAATACATTTCATTCTGGCAATTACATATCTCAAGGCGATTATACATCATTTTCACCAACTTTAATTAATCATTCTTGGAGATGGAATGATGCTGAACTTAATATATTACTTGAGCAAGCTAGTAGTGAGTTAGGAAGCTTAAATGCCTTTTCTGACTTAATACCTAATATTGATATTTATATAAGAATGCACATAAAAACTGAAGCAAACAAATCTAATAAAATTGAAGGTACCAAAACGAGCATCGAAGAGGATTTACTTCCTGCAGAAGATATTGCTCCTGAGAAGAGGGATGACCAGCAGGAAGTCCGCAACTACATTAAAGCTTTAAATTACGGTATAAAGCGTATATTAGGTGATGATTTTCCTCTTTGTAACAGGCTTATTTGTGAAATTCACAAATTGCTCTTATCTGGAGTTAGAGGCAAATATAAGACTCCTGGCGAAATACGCAAATCACAAAATTGGATTGGTGGTTCAAAGCCATCAGACGCAGTGTATGTCCCACCTAGCATTATCGAACTTCCAGACTTAATGTCGGATTTTGAAAAATTTATCAATACGGATGATTGGAATGTGCCAAACCTAATAAAGATAGCTATATTACACTATCAATTTGAAACAATCCATCCTTTTCTTGACGGTAACGGTAGGATTGGCAGGCTCATAATTCCACTTTATTTATTGGATAAAAACATGCTATCAAAACCATGCTTCTATATATCAGATTTCTTTGAAAAACATCGAACTGAATATTATGATGCGCTTAATCGTGTTAGGCTAAATAATGACTTAATTGGTTGGATAAAATTTTTCTTGAAAGCAGTAATTGAAACCGCTAAATCAGCCAAGGTCAAGTTTAAAAATGTAACTGACTATGTTAAAGATACAGAAGAACGAGCACTAAAATTAGGTGGACGTCCAGAAAACATATTACGCGTACTCCGTTTATTTTATGATAATCCTCTCCTAAGCAGTTCTGTAATTGCAAAGGAAACAGGCATATCAAAGGGAACTGTTGATAACATTATCAAAAAACTTTACGGTGATAACATTTTAGTTGAAGTAACCGGATACTCTCGAAACAGATTATTTGCTTTGATGGATTATCTTAAAATATTTATTTAAAATGGGTTTTGAAATTTTATAGCACAAATCTATACATTTTTTTGAGTTATAAAAAACCATAGCTCAAATATCCTCGTTTTTTTGAGTTATAAAAGGTTATAGCATAAATTTATCTGGTTTTTTGAGTTATAAATTTTTATGGCTCACAATGTGCCATTCCCCTATAACCACATAAAATAACCGCACCTGCGGCAACAGGCACGGTTGTAGAAATTGGCATCGCTTGATACACAAAGTTCCAACAAAAGTATATCAGCGATGCCTTGTTATTACAAGCAGGGCACTTTTTGTGCCTAAACTCAGGAGGTTGATATGAATTATATTCGTAGATCGTTCACATATAATGGTAAACGTTATTGTGTATATGGAAAGACTGAACGAGAAGCTATTGAAAAGCTCATATTAAAAAGACAGGCTCTTGAGAATGATGAACTAGTTAATCCAGCAAAGCGGACCGTATCATCCTGAGCGATTGAGTGTGTTGAGACATATAAAGTAAGGCAAAGCTCTATTACTCGTGAGAAGTATCTACAGAAAATGCAGTCATATGTCCTCAAAGAGATTGGATCTATGCTACTCAAAGATGTATCGCCTATCGTGTGTCAGCAGGTATTAAATCTAAAGGCTGATAAGTCTAAGGCCACTATAAATGATACCTATCAAATGCTACGTTTTATATTTAAGTATGCGAAAATAAATAAATTCATCAATAGCGACCCGACAGAATATCTCGCTAAACCTTCTGGATACTATAATCCTAGACGATCACTCACAGTTTCGGAAGAAAAGCATTTTTTAAATGTGCTAGACAACCATTATGAACCTCTTTATTTTGCGTTAATGTACTATGCTGGATGCCGACCATCTGAAGCTTCATCAGTTGAATTTAGAGATATAGTAAAGCGTGAGGACGTCAGATACTTGCATATAAGAGGCACAAAGACAAAGGCTGCAGACAGATACGTTCCAATCGTAGATGGACTTGCGAAGTTTATTCCCTCTTCAGCTAGTCCTTTTGAGCTACTCTGTAAAAATAGATATGGAAAGGCTTTGAATAAAGATAACAAAAGGCGAGCATGGGCACACCTCTGCAAGTTAATGAATATTGATATGGGATGTAAAGTATATAGAAACCAACTACTACCACCATTCCCACTGGCTACAGATATTTCTGCATACTCCTTACGTCATACATTTTGTACAAATCTGCAAAAACGGGGTGTGGATATTAGAACTGCTCAATATCTGATGGGACATGCCGATATTCAAATGACAGCCAATATATATACTCACGTTGATTTTGAAATTATAAATCAGGCAGCAGCGTTAATGTGA